ATAAATATACAAAACATCCTAATGCTTTTTCTAGGACGAAAAACATTAAAAAATTTTTATATAAGATTCTATAGTTTTTTTTTGAATTTTTTTGTAATTGAAACTATTTTGTCACCTAAAAGTTGGTCGATTGGTTTTCCAGGTGTGTTTTCTTCGATATACAGTGAAGGAACAAATTCAAGTTCATTTACAAAAATACTTCTTGGTCCTTCTAAACAACACGATACGTCAATCCTAGTCAATAATCTTGGTAATTTAACACCATCGACTATGACATCTGGTAACTTTTTGAGAACTTTCCTAGAAAATGTTTTATATCTTTTTAAATTGTTTTCTTTGAAATTTCCTCTTTCTGCTTTTGGTCTATCTACTATGGTGGCTGTTGTGATTATAGTATATACATATTTATTGTCTACATAATACATTCTATATTCAGGATTTTCTTTATCGAATCCTTCTATATATTCTTGAAATATAATCCCTGGATACTTTTTAAAAGAATTTTGTAAATATTTTTTAATAGAAAGTTTGTTATTAGGTGTAAATTTTTTGAAATCAGATGATTCTTGACCGTAAACTGGCTTGGCTACAAATTTTTTCCACCCATTGTATTTAACTTTCCCTAGTAATCTATTTACTATTTTATTTAATCCTTCTTTGGAACTAGTCTCAGATGAAACACAAAAAGTTGGAACTATATTAACATTCTCTTTTTCTAAGTACTTATAGTAAGAACATTTATTGTTAATCATTTTTTGATACTTATAGTCTGGGTAAACATTTCTACAATTCTTAAGTGTTCTTTTAAAATTTTCAAAATTTTTACGGTCTGTGTGAAAACTTTCAAGAAGATCGTAAATAATAATAAAGACGAGATCATTATAATGAAAACTTTTAACACTTATTTCAGAAGGTCTGATAAAATCTACCTTTGCGTTTTTGTATTTATGCATAATATAATATCCGATAGCTATATCTCCGGGGATAGAACGAACACCTTTTCTATTAACCATGTATTTAGATTGGACATCTTTACACCAAGGTCTTTTTTTAGAATAAACAACTAATTCTTGTTTTTTTCTTTCGCTTTTAGGGTCTGTTATGACAATACCTATATTAACCATTCCTAATAGTACGTCATATTTTATTTATTATCTAAAAGTAAAACAATAAAAATTATTAAATTTAATAGCAAAAGTTTGACAAGTATATTTTGATGATTTTTGAGTAAGAATTCTTCCATTTAATTATTATTAATAAAAAAAACTTAGCTTAAAAAAATATAATCATAATTAATATGGAACCCAATAACAAAAAAATTATTGGGATTCAAAATTCATCGAATAATTGTTATTTAAACAGTGTTGTTCAGTTATTGTGTAATATACCTGAATTACAAAATTTAAATCATAACAATGATGGAGTTTATAAAAATTTTCTTGATACATATGAAGAAATGTATGACACAGGTAACAATATTATAGACAATGAAAATATGTTAGATATCTCATCTTTAAAGAAAAGTATTGTATCCTGTCATAGTATATATAAAGGAGACCACCAGCAAGACGTACACGAAATATTAAACATAATCCTTCATCACGTACACGAAGGTAATTCTAAAGGAATAAATTATAACGTTAATAATACTGAAAAAACTATAATAGGATATCCGGTCAGGAAAATAATAATATATGCAGCTAAGAAATGGTATGAAGATCTTCACAAAGAAGGTGAATCAGTAGTAACTAAATTTTTACAAGGACAAATTAGGTCTAGATTGACTTGTCAATTTTGTTGGAAAGAAAAGAATAATTTTGAAATATTTAGAGATCTCAGTCTACCTGTAAAACAAGACTTTAACTTATACGATTGTTTGAAAAACTTCTGTAGTACTGAAAGGATGGAAGGTGAAAATAAAATATTTTGCGAAAAATGTAAAGCAAAAACATATCATTTAAAGAAAATAAGTCTTTGGAAATTACCGAAATATCTATTAATACATTTTAAAAAATTTAACTCGAACATGGAAAAAATCAATGTTGATATCAAGTTTCCATTGAGTAATTTAAAAATATTAACAGATACAAGTACAAACAAACAAAAATATTGTTTGAAAGGTATAATTTATCATCATGGCAATAGATGTTTTTTTGGTCATTACACATGTATGATAAATTATTGTAATAGATGGTATCATATTAATGATGAAACTATAGAAAGAGTAGATGAAAAAGATATACCGATAAAAGATGCTTATGTACTGTTGTATAAAGCTCTATAAAATTTACTTTTAACTCCTTTCGGATAATCTTTCTTAATATTATCATCAATGACGTAACCTGTTTCAAGAAATTCAAATGTGTTTGGGTCAGCTCCTTTTAAATGTTTACCTTTATAAAATAATTTTTTGTCAGTTTTAGCCCATCCTGCTCTTAATTTTGTAAAATTTTTTGGTTCAACACCTTTTAATACTCGTCCGGTATAAAAAACTTTTTCTGAAGTTACATGATATCCTGGTCTTGTTCCATGTTGGTAACTTCCAAATTTAAATTCTTCTTGTTTCGATACATTTCCTCCCATATTAGATAATAACAACATTTTTTTTAAACTAAATCGTATTCTTTATCTAAAGAATCTTCACTATCATAATATTTTTCAAATCTAGCAGGCCTAGTAATAGGTGGTCTAGGTTTATCTTCTAAAGAATTGTACATCCATGGAAAACATTCTCTACCTATGTCCGTCAGACACATGTTGAGTACATTTATGATATATTCTATATATTCGCAAAATATTTGTTCATAACTATTATACATTGTTATAATCAAATATTTTTTTTATCGTATAAATATCTAAAAGAAAATTATCTATTTTAGTAATGAATATACCTAGGACACCTTCTCCAAGTGAAGAGTGTTGTATATGTCTAGAAAATATAGAAAAACAAGATTCAAAAATATGGGGATGTGATGGATGCGGAAAAAGATATCATATAAATTGCATACAAGATTGGTTAAATACTAAAGGTTCCAATAATAAATGTCCAACGTGTAGAGAAAATATAGAATGTATGAATATTACTATCAGAACTCCTATATTAAATAATATGGAAACTTCTGATGCTAATATAGAAGAAGATGAATCAGATAGAATAGTAGTATATAGAAGAAATGTTCGTTGTATTGCTCAAGGTGTTATGTCTTGTATAACTTGTGTAGGATTTATGTTCATACTTTACATTCTTAACAGATATCCTTAACATTATAATATTTCATTAAAGATTTTTTACCAGCTTCATGCCATTGCTCATGTTGTGTGTGTAAAGTAGAACCTAATGTTCTAAATGTTATTACTGGTTTAGTTAGTGTATAAGTTTTACAAATATTGTACAATAGTTCATCAGCTACTATTCTATGTCTATATCCTTTATTTATATCAATTTGTTGATTATTGAAACAGGTGTTATAGATTTTTCTAATACCTTTTCTATTAATGACGTAACAAAATGCTCCCCAATATTTTTGTTCCCAATTGACGTACTCTTTATTTTTTTTTAAAAGTAATTTCATTTCATCAGGATTACTTTGTCCTAATTGGATTATTTCCCAATCCCTAGGACATTTACTAATAATTTCATTTAATGATTTACCTATTGCCTTTAATAATGAAAAACATACGTCATCCTCACAAATAATTGCTATACTATCTTTATTATTGTAAGCTTGTTCAATGCATTTTAAGTGTGAAGCTGTACATGCTATTTCGTTGTTACTATGAGTGTTAAAATATTCTTGAGGTATATTTAAATTATAAACCCTTAATTTTTTACCATCCACTGCTGACACTCTATTATGTTTAGTTATTCCCATTTTTTTAAAATTTCTTTCTATCCAATTTTTTCTATCCTTAGAACGGTCCAGATTTATCCAATAAATAGGATAATGAACTAAAGATTCTTGAAAAGTTTCTTTTTTTCTTTTACATAAAAATACCAATAATAATAATATTAATATTAATAATATTGTCATTACTAGTATACAACATTTTTTAATTGTTTAAAATTAAATCATCAATAATACTATCGAATGTAGAACCAAATCCCGAAGTTCTTATTTCTTCTATTGGAACTTTTGGAGAAGATTTATTATTAAAGAACATTAAATATGTTACCAGACATCCAATTATTAATGCAAATATAAGTGAACAAATTTTAAAACATACTAGGTCACCACTATCTTTTTTGACTACGTCAACGAATGGTTCTAATGTAGGTGAAGGAGTCCCGGAAGGTGAAGGAGTCCCGGATGGACTTAATGTTGGACTGTAAACATCATTTGTACCTATTCCGAGTAAATTATCAGGTGAAAAATCTTGTTCTGGCATTTCAGTTGGTGAAGGAGTTAATACTGGCACGTTAAATATTTCTTCTTCGAAAGAACTATCTTCAATTGCACTAGGGGTTGGAGAATTTGCCTCTGGAGTAAATATAGGATTTGTTGTTGAAGGTGGTTGAGGAAGATCTGGGTTTACGAATGACGCTACTGCAAAACCTGCTGCTGGGAAGTCCATTATTTCTTCTGAAAAGTTTCTTGAAGTTTGCATTCTAATTATATATATAAAATATATTTTTTTAGAAAAATTTTATTAATAAACGTTAAAGAATGGATAATTTAACAAAACTTTATAAAAGTAAAATAATGGAATATGATAAACAAATAAATAAAACTACTAATAAACAAAAATTAAAATTACTGAAAACAAATAGACAAATTATGATAGAACAGTATAATAAATTAATAAAAAATACATATGAGTTAGTTTAAATATATATTTTTTAATAATATATTCCATTATATGAAATTAAAAAAATTAAGTAGTATGGTCAGCTTATCCGATATAAGCGATCCATTAGAACAAAGTAAAGCAAATTTTGTTAATCTCATTAAAAAGAGAAAAATAAAACTTGTAATCAATTCAAATGTATTAGACCTCAGATGTGATACTTATCGTAAATATTTTGATGGGGTTAATATATTTATCATTTTTATCGGTAGTCTTTTAACTGTATTAGAGGCATGGAAAAATATATTTAGAACAGTTGAGAGTGATAACTATTATGTTCGTAAAGGTTTTGATGTAAGTCCTATTATTCTTTCAACTTTTCTCACATTTTTAGCTAGTATACTTAAATTTTACAAATTTCAAGAAAAAATGGAAGCTATTAATAGATGTGTTGAAAAAAATGCTATAATCATAAGTGAACTAGAGGACTTAAAAGAAAAAGCAAAATTTTGTACAAAAACAGAAGAATTACAACAACTCCATAAAAAATATGTAGAAGAAACTTATAAAAAATATCAATTGTGCTTTCAAGAAATATATTCTAACATAAAATATAAATCCTTAGTTGAACAGATTAAAAAACTTCACGTGATTTCTATTCAACACAGTAAAACACAATCATATTTTGAAGCAAACAATAAAATTGCTTTACATGAATATAAAAAATTTTGTGAAGATATAGCGAAACAGAAGATAGATGATAAACAATATCTACCTATAAATTGTTTATCTGAAGTAACTAGACAAGAAACATTATGTGATAAAGTTTCAAATTTCTTCACAATGTTTAGTTGTTGTAAATGTTTTAAAAAGAGAATTGATAATACTGATGATAATTCAGACAATAATTCAGATACGTCAAACAATTCAAGAAATTCTATAACTAATTTTGAAATCCCAGAAATTGAAAAAGAGGAAGAAAGTAATGACGACGAAGCAAAAGTTTAATTTTTCTTAACTGCATATACTGTTAAAACTAAAAGAACTATTAACCAACTTCTGACGGTGTTGGCATAAGTGAATTTAGTAAATCCTTCAACTAGTCTATAATCATCATTGTATAATTTTTTAATAATTTCATTATATCTTGCGTTTTTATCATAATTACATCCTGGTAAATGAATTATCAGAGGGTATGATTTATTTTTTATATGATATATTTTACCTCTTGATATTTCTATTTTATCATAGACTAAACTGGGCCTCAATGAGTATTTTAAAAATTCTACTCCTATTTTAAAAGTAGTATTAGCATGCTGAGGTATAGGAACTAAATTAAGTATAAAATTACATTTTACATCGTAATGTACTGTTATATCTTTATTTTTATCTAAAAATTTTTTCCATCCTATTTGGTCATCATTGTATCCTGCTATAAATTTATAGGCTTTCGAAAGGATTCCAGCTTTTCCCAATATACCTCCTCCATTAATGTAATAACCAGGGACAACCTCCCCAGCACTAGATGGAGGTTTTTTTAAACCAATACTTTCTAATATATAATTTTCAGATTCATCACTTATGTGCTCTACACCTATAATTAAATCACTTTTTTTATCGTTATAAAGTTCTATAAATTTATCAGGATTTTCTAAAATTAATGCATCGTAAGCATCAGTAATGCAAATTAGTGTATCAGGTTTTAATTCAGCAAAGTAATTACTCAACAACATACTTCTCCAAGCCCACCCTTTCCATTTTTGACCTATCCCTAGTATTTTATAATCATGACCATTTTCTTTAACAGAATATTCCCAGTTTTCTAATGCCTGAATACAATCAGTTGCTACTGTTACTGTTTTCATTATTAAATATTATTATTTTATTTTTAAAAATTTAACACATTTTTCCATTTTTTTGTTATATTCCTAATAGAATTAGTTTGTATTATTTTTTGTATTTGCTTTCTAAAATCCAAATCTGTTTTGCAATTCCATTCTTTTTTAATATCTTCAACCCATTGTCTATATTTTTCAAGACTATAAATACTTTCATTGTCCTTTAACATAAAAACTTTGGTATCAAAAGGTTTAATTTTGGAAAGAGTTATCACCTTACATCCATGAGACACACCCAACAAAGATTCCCATACTCCATTCTCACTAGGTACAATCATATATTGTGATTGTGCTACAGTGTTGTAAATAGTTTGTTTTTCTTCACTTGTAATAATTTTGAAATCGTATAATTGTTTTAATTTCATTAATTCTTTCTTATCCACATTTCCTATCCATAACAATTTCTTTTCAGGATATTCAGAACTCAAGAATTTAAACATTCTTACTACAAGTTTTAATTGTCTCAAATTACTTGTTATACAAACACAATCATTCTTGTTTTTATGGAAATAGTTAGATTTAACACCATACTCTATAGTTTCAGAGTAACCTCCAAAATCTGATAAATGACACTTAAGTTCCCATTCAAATTCTTCATTATGAACTATAACTTTATTAAAAGATTTGAAACTTTCCAGTGAAGGATACACTTTATCAGTTAAAAATAAAATGGGATTTCGTATTTTAAGTTTGTATCCTTCAAAATGAAAGTAATTCCATGATATAAAATCATTGTACTCTTTGTAAACATTGAAATAATACCAAGGTAAGAATATCAAGTTTTTGGAAATTTTAATAGTTCCTTCACAAGGACAATATACAACAACTTCTCTTTCTTTTGATATTTCATGAACAAAATCAATCAGAAAGTTAACTTCAGGTTTGTGGTAAAATAATTTGTTTTCACACACTCCTTTTTTCCATACTGTTTTGAAAATTTCTTCATTATCTGAGTAGAATGAAAATGTATTGTTAGGATGATACAAAATTACCAATTGCGTAACAGTTTTTTTTGTCATCATAGGGTGTATTCTCTGCCTAAAAAAAGGATGCCTCCTTATCTCTTTTTTAGTATTGTTGTAAACCTTTTCAAACCTATTCGCTTTACCTTGTTCGAGTCTTGTTGTTGCTTGTAAAATTTCTTCAAAACCTTTTTTGTTTCTCAAGAATTTCACTGTAATATTTTTAAGAAGATTAGACACCTTAACTGGTATTCTATCCAAAAATGGTTCTTTGAGATGTTGAACAATTTGTTTTTGACGAACAACTGTATTTTTACCATGCGTTAACCCAATAACTATAAAAGGACCATTAAGTACAGTTACGTCAGTTTCTCTTCCCCTGATGAAATTTACTGATTCAGCACTAGATACACTTGTGTCAAACTTCCCTTCTTCCCAAAAGTCTTTCGTATAAGCCATACTAGCTTCAGACATTGTACCTGGACCACCTTCGATACTTTCATCATAAGCATAACATTCAACACCATTTAGTAGGTCATAACATACTAACTCAGTAGACCCTATGCATCTTTTGTTTTGAACCAATAATGATTTTATCCTAGAAAGAACGCTACAGTTTTCATAGTAATCATCGTCATCCATATGTACAATGTACTGATGAGAAGCATATTGAGCACATAGATTTCTTTTCTTACCTATACTGAGTCTCTTTTTTGTTTTAATATAGTGATACTTAATTCTTGGGTCATCTACTACGAATGGCTTTAATCTTGTCTTCATAGGACTGTCATCAACGATAATCCATTCTAAACGGTCTTTTGGATAATCTGTCCTTTTAAAGTTAGAATACATTAATTCCCAAAAGTCGCTTCTGTTATAGGTAGGAGTTACTATAGAAACATACGGTAACTCTTCGTCACTTTTTGTTTCTGGTAACGGTAGACGACACACAATTTCACCATTCTCTCCTCTGGTTTTTTCAACTTTAATTTCATCCAATATTAACTCGTGGAGCTTAGATGAAAAGTTATAGTACAAATTTCTCGGTACGTCATTTTCTTTAAGTATATCAAATAGTGATAAGCAACTGTTCATATATATCTTTTTTGAAAATGAACCGTCAACAT